CCGGCGTTCAACGAGTCACTGAAGGCTGACAAGACCTTCCTCGACATCCTGCGGAAGACAGAAGTCAAGCATGATGGGCTTGAGACGATGGCGAAAGAAGCCGCTATTCTGGAAGCCAAGATAGAGGCTGTACGCTCTAAGTCCGATCTCGACGCACTTGAGAAGTCCCTCAAAGTTCTCAAGGATAAGATGAAACCAGAGTTTGTGGCTTTGTTCACGGACAACGACGACACAGTTTCCGCCTATGGGTGGAAAGTCAAAAGGTCAGATCGCACAGGCATAGACAAGGAGGCACTGGCAGCAGACAACCTGTTGGAGAAGTACACCTGCGTTACCGTCACATACACCATGTCAAAGGAGAAGTGCTAGGCGTCATGCTATGCGAATGTGGCTGTGGCCAGACTACCAAAATTGCACCGATAACCCGAGCAGCAAGAGGTTGGGTCAAGGGTCAGCCCATGCGATTTGTGATGGGACATAGGTGTCGAGAAGCAGCCAAGGATTACATCGAGAGGGATTGTGGATACGAGACGCCGTGTTGGGTTTGGCAGCGGGCGTTCGGACACAACGGATACGGATTGGCCAAGCGTCATGGGAAAATGCAGAACGCCCATCGGTTGTATTGGACACGAGAGAACGGCCCAATCCCTATCGGGTTGCAGTTGGATCACCTGTGTAGAAACCGAGCGTGTGTCCGGCCATCCCATTTGGAACCCGTTTCGATGACGGAAAATGTCAGACGTAGTGCCAGCACCAAACTGACTCTCGCCATTGCGGCTGAAATCAGGAGTTCTGTACTAGGGACATCGCAAGCCGAGTTGGCACGGGTATACGGCGTAACCGCCAGCACCATCAACGATATTGTCCATCACAGGACATGGAAAAATCTATCAAAGGAGTTCAGTCATGCCTAACGTCGTAGGAAAAGGTCGGCCCAAGGGATTCCGTCTGTTGGACGAGGGCGAGCAGAACCTCAAGATCGTCGAGGTCAAGGGTCTCCCCCGTGCGAACGTCACGAACGTCGAAATCAAGTTCGTCGATGTCTTCCTCGTGCTCAACGGTCTCGGCGTCGATCTCAACGAGGGCGATGCATTCGACATCGACCAGTTGCTCAACCAGTTCGTGCTCGTCGAGATCGTCCACAAGGACGGCACGCGAGAGAACGCGAACGGCGTCATCCCCGTCTTCAGCAATATCAAGCAGACGCTCGGCAAGGGTGTTCCGTTTGGAGACGTGTCCACAGAGGAGACCGCAGACGGTGACGACGAGGACTTCGACTAATCTCGCATACGTCGAGCAGGACTGTGGCTACTCAACTCCCTGTTGGATATGGCAAAAGAGTTGTAACAACTGGGGATACGGGGTGGTGTGGGAAGCCAGCACAAAACGAGTTCGTCTGGCGCATCGGGTAGCGTACGAAATGATACACGGCCCGATTCCAGCAGGCATGGACTTGGATCATCTCTGTCGAGTACGCAAGTGTTGCAATCCAGCGCACGTAGAGGTAGTCACGCGAGCGACGAATCTTCAACGAGGCATACGGGTCAAGTTGACCGCGAACCAAGTGCTTGAGATTCGGTCGCGTGCCCACGAGGAACGTCCCCGTGATTTGGCGCGAACGTTCGGAGTGGCGGAGTGTACTATCAGCAACATCGTTGCTCGTCGGTTCTGGAAGGACATCTAACGAATGGGTCGAGTCGAGAGCCGCATCCAGAGCGATATCATCGCCTACCTGCGTGGTCTCGGCGCGTATGTTCGGAATATCCCCGGTAGCGCAGCGACAGGCAAAGGCACAGCCGACCTGCTCGTGTGCTACCGGGGATACTTCCTCGCAGTAGAGGTAAAACGACCAGACGGCTCATACGAAGAAACCGTGACCCAACGGATTCGTCGCAACCAAGTCACAAAGGCGGATGGGCTAGGCATAGTCGTCGCCAGCATCAAAGAGGTAGCAGACCTCATCCACGCAATCGACGAAAGGACAGCATGATGGCATGGACACTGGCACCAACACTCGGCGTGCTCCGTGCGCAGGTGAACAAGGCGATGCCCGACCGTGACAAACGCAGCGACGGCACCATTGGTGACGCCGCGCATCAGGCCGAGCACAGCGATCACAACCCGAACAGCAGCGGTATCGTCTGCGCGTGGGACTGCACCGCGACACCGACCAACCCGATTTGGCAGAAACTTGCAGACGACCTTGTGGACGACGACCGCACCAACTACGCCATCTTCAATCGTCGTATCCGCAAGCATGGCGAGGCACATTGGCGTCCCTATTCGGGCGTTTCGGCCCACACCGAGCACATCCATCTGTCCATCCGGCAGTCGTCGGCAGCGTGGAACTCCACGAAGCCGTGGGTGCTCAATCGTTTCGACCCGAAGCCCGTCATCACCCCGTCGGCGTACAACCGAGTCGTGTGGGGCTTCCCGACCGCGTACGCGCGGCTGAACCCCAGCATTGCCTCGCGCGTGCTCAAGGTTCTGAACAAGGGCGACAAGGTGCTGGCCATCCCCGGTGGCACCGCTCTGTGGGCAAAGACCACCGTCGGCTACATCCTGCGGACGCGACTCCGCACTCCGTAACCGTTTCAGCACGTACGGAAGCCCCGTCACTGGGAAGGAGAGGTACCAGTGGCGGGGCTTCTCTGTGCGACCGCCGCGACTCCGCAGCGAGGGTACAGGCTAGATCAGGACTACGCGCCTAGCGCTATCCAGTTGAAGTCCATAGTGGTTGTTCCACCGATTCGATGCGCGATGACATGAAAGTGGTCGGTGGTGATGCTGGCAGGGTCGATGCTGAGAGTGCAGTTGTCAGGCATCTCGTCTATCACCGTGGCAACAACATACGGTGCGGACGTGAACGTCTGGCCGAATGAGATAGGGCCACTCGTCACACGAGTATCTGTTGTCAGACCCGTGACTTGTCCCACGCCAGCCGTCATAGTCTCTGTGGCAGCGGCGATGCCCGCTTCGATGCGGTTGAGGTCGGTGTCCGTGATGGGATCAGCAAGCGCCCACGTCTTGGGTGAGTAAGCCATTGTTGTGCTCTCCTTCTATGGGTTGATGTTCACGATGGCAACGCAGTCGGCGTCCGACGCACCGTCGAACCTCCGCTTGATGCTGTTCATCACGACGGGGATGATGTTGTCCCATCGTGTCGTCTGGATGGCCACAGTCGCGGACACGACGCACGCCGCTTCCCCTAGGTGGTAGTTCCATACACTGTACTGACGGTCGCTTATGACCTGCAACGAGACGCAATCCCCGATTTTCAGTATCGGGTCGTCACGCATGGAGAACTCGAAACGGGTAGCGGAGACTACGGCGTTGTAGTGGTCGAGCATCGCTTCGGTCAGCGTCGAGTCCGACGCTATGGGGCACGACAGTTCGACGACATCACCCGAGGGGTAGTACGTCTTCTCCAACGGACGCGACACCATCGTGATACGCTTGCCTGTGAGTGTGACGTGTATCGTCGTGTCGGTCGGGTCAACGGTGAACTCCGTCGAGTACGTCCCGTAGATGGGCGTGCCGTAGAGCGCCCCGCCCACTGTCACGACGAGCGACCCCTCGTCGCAGGCGTCGTGGTCGAGACGGCGCGTGACCTGTGTCAAGTCAGCGAGCAGGATGTCCCCGTCGTAGATGGTCTCAGCCGACGCCCCGACCGTCAGAGACGACAGCGCGCTCTTGAGACGGTTGATGCGCTGCCCGAGCACCATCTTCGGGCGGTCATACACCGTCTCGAACAGCGTGTACGTCGGCTTGTCCACCAGCGTCGAGATGACGGAGAGTGACCCGTCTGCACGATGGATGAGGTACGCGCCCACGTATGCCGCGAGCATGACGAGCGCTTCACGGTACGTGACAGGCGGAATGGGCAGATAGACCATCACCGAGTCGAACGCGGTGTCGATGGTGTAGTACGTATACCCGTCCGACGACCACAGCGCCATTGAGTCTGAGGCGAGACAGGCCGAATCTCCTAGGAGATACGCCCATTGCCCGCGTGTTGGGAATCGAGCACTCGACAGAATCTCCTCGAACAACGTGGAGGCAGCAATGCCCGCAGGGTCGTAGTGCCCACCGTAGTACGTCTCATCATCGAGCACCGAGGGGAACGAGATGCCGTCGAAGGTGGCGTACATGTCGTCCTCTGTGACGGCGACATTGGTGAGAATCTGCCGCGTCATCGGCATACGCTCGACGGAGTTGTCGTCGTAACGGTAGCCGAGTTCGAGATCGATGGAGCCGGGGGCGTCGAGTTTCGTGACGTTGGCTGGCGTCACGAAGTCGTAGTCCACGTTAGGTTCGCCCGCTGTGACTCCGTTCTCAATAGTGACCGAGCAGGTTTCAAGGGGCATGGTGCCGCGCGAGTAGTCGAACTCGCTGACGATAGACGCGGAGACGATGTTGTCTGTAACCGCGTTGTCCACGAGCCAACGGTTGACCACAGGGGCGACATCCGTACCCTTGCGTGTCTCGATGTACCCGTGCATGGCCGACCCAGCCGCGACAATCGCGTCTTGGTTCGGCACCCACTGGTCAACGAGTGCAAGAATGTCTGCTACGAACTCGTGTTCACTCATCTAAATCTCGATGAGGTTGGCCTGCACGGATGTCCAGTAACGCGGGTGTCCCGTGCCGGGGTTGTTCACCATTATCGGCTTGCCCTGACGGTCGCCCACGTACATCTTGATGTTGCGGTATGCTTTCCGACGCGGGTCATAGACGTGGAACTCGTTGATGAACGAGCCACCTTGCGAACGATCCCAGATACGCAGGAGGTCGTGCATCTGATCGGCGGTCAGCGCGGCCCAGTTCATCTCTATCTTGAGTTTGTCGTCTCCGATGACCTGTCCGACGAACCGCCCGTTGGCGTTACGTCCCGCGTTGACGAGCGTGGAGATGGTGACGTTACCGCTGTCGAACGCAGGTTCGGGAATCTCGATGCCGCTCGATGTAGTTACCCAAGCCATCAGACACTCACTCTCACGAGACCGCCTGCGATGCCCATACGCTTGTCCTCTGCACGCAGCACCTTGCCGACGACCGTACCGTTGAGGTACACGTCGCCCGTGCCGCCGCTGTCGCCGCTGCCCATCGCACTCGCCACGGCACCGTAGACTGCCGACGCCATCGCCTCGACGAAGCCCGAATTTTCAAGGGGCATGACTGTGGTCTTGCCACCATATTGACCGACGAGTTCGGCTTTGCCTGCCTCGCCAGCACGGAATAGTGAACCGCTGGTCGGCATGCCGCCAGAGGCGAACTCGGCATAACCCGAGATGCGGTTGACCTGATTTCCAGCGTACTTGTTGGCGAGGACGTTGTGCTGGATACTGCCGACGACAGCCGAGAGTTTCCCGAGTTTGTACCACTTGTCGTACAACTTGTGGAGTTCGTTGATGCCACCTTCGGCGCTGAAGTTGAATGCCTTGTTCATGTCCTGCGCGGCAGTACGCGCGGCCTTAGCCGCGTCGCCCATCGCCTTCGTGAGCGTGCCAGCCTTGACGGCTGCGTTGATCTGCTTGTCTGAGAGGTACTGCGCGCTGGCAGCACCCAACTTCTGGGCGTCGTTGAGTTCCATCTGGGCCATGTCGGCCTGCGCGCTGCCTTTGCCATACGTGGTGATGGCCTGTGTGAGCGCGTCCTGCTTGGATTTGATGTCGATGAGGTTCCGCAGCGCGTCCTCACGGGCCGTACGACCGTCGGACATGACGAGGGTCTGGCGCACGTACGCGCCTGTGGCAGAGTCAATGGCCGAGGAGACCTTGGTTGCCGCCGAGGAGATACGACCCCACGTCGTTGTGACGGTCTGTCCCGTGGTGTTCGCCGTGCGGGCTGAGTTGTTGAACGCGTCGATACTACCGCTGACCGCTGTGAACCCCTTGGCCGCGCCGGTCACGAGTCCCGTGGCTGCGCTGGCTGCGCCGAGGGCAGTATCTCGGACACCTTGCTTGACGCCTTCTAGCGCGGTAGCGATGCCCTTGGCATCACCGACTGCGACTGATGCGATGAGGTTGAACGCCGAGACGACGACGGTTGCCATACCCGCGAACATCTGGATGAGACCGGGGAGGAAGCCCGCAATCATACTGAGCACGACGACGAGCGCGCCGAGTGCTGCAACAACGACGTTGACGATTATCTCTCCGACGCCTTGGAATATCGGTGCCAACTGCTTCCATAGCGACATAAGCGCGGCCAACGCGGGGCGCATCGCTGTGTTCAACTGTGCGGCCATGCTCACGAACAGGTCACGGACGGGTTTGATGCTGGCCCACAGCCGGACGGCCCATGCGCTGATTGCTGCCCAGTTCTTGACCAGCACGACGCCGATTGCGACGATGGCTGCAAATCCGAGTGCAATCCAGCCGCCACCCGCGATTGCTGCGAGTGCCTTGATTCCGAACACAGTGTTGAACAGGGTACCGAACATCTTGATGATGTTGAGTATCCCAGTCAGCATCTTGAATGCCATGAGCGCGGCGATGACCCCGCCGATGACCTGTGCGACCGTCGGGTTCTGGTTGAACCAGTCGAGTATCTGCGTCAGTTGGTCGAGCACGAATACGCCGACCGTGTTGAGTGTCCACAGGCCGAGCGGGATGAGCACGTTGTTCCAGAAGTCGGTAAAGCCCTTCCAGACGTTGGCCATAAACGGCAGCAACGCGTTCCACAGCCGACCGATTGCGTCGATGAACGGCTGGATCGGCTTGAATGCCTCACCGACGCTCTTGCCGATCTTGTCCATCAGGTCGGTGAACGGCTGCGTGAGCATCTTGGCCATCTCGGCCTGAATCGCGGCGATAGTGTCGCTGATGTCGCCACCCGCGCCGCCACCCCCGCCACCGCCACCCCCGCCACCGCTACCCGACGCGGTGTCGGGTGAGACGATGTTGAGTTCGTCGATGCCGAGCATGTTGTCGCGCATCTTCTTGGTGGCCGCAGCGGCCTTGCCCGCGCCCTTCGCAGCCTTGTCCATGCTGCTCGCCATACTAGCAGCGGGCACGTCGGGGATAGTGAAAACCATCTGCGACATGTCCACGCCGAAGAACGCGGCCAATGCGGTGAACGCCTGCCCGATGGCACGGACGAACCAGATGACATAGGGAATCACAGCGGTCAACATGGGAATGAACAGCGAGCCGATTGCTCGTGCAGTGATGGAGAACTGATCCCCAAGGACGCGCAGGAGGTTCGCAGGCTGCAACAGCGTGCGCGCCATGTCGCCCTGTGCGACTGCGCTGCCCTTGTACGCCGCGACTAGGCGCAACAGCGTCTTCTCGGCGTTGGTCATCTCAGCGACGTTCTTCTTGATGCCCATGGAGAGGGCTAGTTCCTTGATGTGGGTCAGGGAGACATCGACGCCGAGCGCGCGCATCGCGCGGGCCTGCCCCGTGAGGACACCCTGCATCTTGATGAACACGTCTTCGAGTTTCATGTTACGCAGGGAAGCGAAGTCGAAGGTGAGGCGCGTCAGAATCTCGGAGAGCGCGTAGGCATTCTTGTTGGCGATGCCGCTGGATTCCGCGATCTGGAAGAAGGTGGATTGATACTCCATGATGCGCTTCGGGTCGAGACCGAACGCGGCAGTCATCGCGGAGACGAACTTGTTGGCCTCGGCGGTGTTATTCCGCATGGCCACTTGGAACAGGTTGAGGGATTCGATGTAATCGACCGCGCCGCCGACTGTCACTTTGAAAATCGCAGCGAGGGCGGTCAAGGCGAAGAAGGCGAAGAAGATGGCAGAACGCAACTGAATGAACGAGCCGCCGAGCGTCTTGACTGCTGTGCTACCCGTTCTACCCATCGTTCCTATTGACTGCGTGACAGACGCGATACTCGACTTCACTTTGCCGAGCACGGTCGCGCCCATCGAACTAAAGCCCTGCGCGACGGATGCCACTTTGGTCTTGACGACACCCAAGACCTGTCCCAACTTGGACACCTGTGCGACTTGGGCGATGGGGGCAATCGCAGCCGTCGTGGCAACCGTAGCCGCCGCGCCACTCGCAGCCCCGCCCAGCGCCGCAGGCGCAATCTTTGCACCCATGCCAGCAACCGCGCCCGCACTATTCATCTTGGCAGCGGCACGCAGCGATCCCGCGTTGGCTCGATTGAGTGCCGGGCCAAGGCGTCCGAGACTGGCCAACGCGGGCGCGAGGGCCATCGTCAGTTTCGAGAGTGACGCGGTGAGCAGGTCGATACTGCTTGCGGCGGTAGCGGCCTCAGCGACTACCTTGATGGCAAGTTCGTCTACCGTGATGGAGTTGTCTGCCATGCTTCCGTCCATTCGGCCTATGAGAACGGGGAACCGACGCTAGGTCTTCGGCTCCCCGTGTTCAGTGTTCGGCGTTTTGCGAGAGAGCATCGCCGCCACAGCGAGGAAGTCGTCGTGCTGCTTTCGCAGGTCGCGCTCTCGCTTTTGTGCTTTCAACTGCTCGTCTATCTCGTAGGCGACCAGCGGTTCGTTCGGGTACTTCGCCGTGCTTCCCTTGGAAAAGGCCTGCGAGAACACGGTGCTCACAGCGAGCAGGACATACCGTCCGATGTTCCACGCCTGCGTGTCGTTGACGATGGTCTCGTTCTTCTGCCGTATCGCGTTCGCCTCGATGGCGTACGACACGATGTCAGGGTCGCCATGCCAGAACTCGTCGTACGCGACACCGATGACCATGACCTGCGGGCACAAGTCCTCGAAGTACGCTGTGAGACTATCGTAGACCTTCTCGGGCGTGCCAGAGTGCGAGTCGGAAGTTACTCCTTCGACTCGCCCAAGCCGAAAAGCGCAACGTAGGCTTCAGACAGTTCCGAGAACAGTTCCTCGAAGTTGGCCTCGCCAGCGTCGAGCAGGTCGTCGAGCATCGTCGCAGCCTTGGCCGGGTTGATCTTGTAACGGCTGAACAGCGACGCGAAGAACAGGAGGTTCAACGCGTTGAACGGCTTTTCAGCGATTTCCGACGCGGACAGACCACCCGTCTCTGCGGCACGCACACCCGCGCGGGTCATCTTCAGTTCGTAGGTCTTGCCCTCATGCTCGAACGAAGTCATGTGCTCTCTCCTTCACAGGTGGACGATGCGTTGCGACCATTTTGGGCTGGTCGCCCACCCTGACAAATCTAGGAAACGGCGTCGTCGTCGATCTTGGTGAGGGCCGTAGCCTGCGAGATGTAGAGCGTGGTCGTGGTGACGGCATCGACGGACGCCTCACCCGGAGCCACTTCGAGAACTTCGCCAGTCCACCAGTACGACAGCGACAGCGGCGCGGGGAACGAAATCTTGAACGCGCGTGCGTGGCCCGTGGCGGGCGCGGCAGCGGCGGTGTCCACAGCGGCGACGAGTGCGGGGGTCATGTTCGCGGGGAACTCAAACGAGCCACCCAAGTCCATGAGACCGTTGATGTACGTCTTCTGCACGAGTTCTGCGAGCGTGGTGGAGTCCAACTTGGACGGAGCCGCGCTCATCGCGGGCGTGCCCGTGATGTCGGGAATCTCAGTCCACGAGGACGGGACGGCGGGGACGTTGAGCGTTACGGTCGAGTCCCCGTAGTAAACCTTGATACCTGCGGTCGGCTGTGCCATGCTGATTGCTCCTTATCGTCTGTACGAGTAGCCGTACGAATCCAACACGCCTTCGCCCCGCCAAATGGTCGTGACCGTATCAGGAGCGCTTGCTCCCGGCGTGATGGTTCGGCGTGTGACCTTCAGCGCGTCGAGCGCGTCGCTGACCTCTGCGGTCATAATGCGCGCTGCTTCGCTTCGGCCTATCACGGTGGGGTAGAACCCCGCGTCCATGCAGTCCTTGACGATGATGTCAACTTGGTACGCGAGGATGGTTCTGTCCTCGCCGCTCACAGTCCCATGACTGATGGGACGGTTCGTGATCTCATGCACCACGAGAAGCGGGTAGGTCTTGAATGCTTCGTTGTACGACTCTCGGACACTCACGTTCGGAATGGTGAAGTTGGTGTTGGTCAGCGTTTCAACGATGTCGTCATAGAGTGACCGCAAGTCTCAACGCCTCCCCCACAACCTCGCGCGCGGGAATCAGCGCACCTATCCGTCGCATGGCCAGTCCCGCGTTATACATCGGCGCATATGGCGCACCGCCGAATGACACGACAGCGTGACCATCGTTCAGGTAGACCCAACTCGTCTTACTCGGGTCTGGTTGGTACCCCGCCGCAGCCATCGCGGCACCCGGATACCCGCCTCGTGCGCCAGCCGAACCTGTGCCGAACTCAAGGTACGCTATCTGTCCACCGCGCCAGATGACATCGTGTCCCGGCAATCCGACTTCGACGACCACAGCGGACGGACTGCCACCAGCGTAGTTGCCGTCTACATCCTGTATCGCCGCGATGCCCATTTGGACATCCTCTGCGACACCCATGCAGACAGCCTGCTCGATACCGACTTTCACGGTGTCGTTCAGCGCCTTCGAAAACGCTTTCAACTGGTTGGTCAACTGACGTACCTTGTCAACGCTCAGAGGAAGCACGACTTCAGGCATCTGTGCTCAACTTCTTGAGGAATATCTCAGCGACGCCCGAGACACCGGGTACCGCGCTGAACACGAAGAACCCTGCGTCTGATGCGAGCACATCTGTTGGATCACCGGGGGTCGTATCGACCCACGCTCTGTCAAGTTGCTCGATGCCCACTATCTCGGCATTGTCAGTGACTATCTTGCGGTAGTCCGTGAACGACGGGCCGAACGTCATCATTGCGATGCCCGTGTTCAACCCACGACAGTTCCACTGGTGCAGAACCGGCGTGCCGTAGAGCCGTACGCCGCCGACCATCGACCCTGCGGCTATCCACACGGGCCGCTTCAGCCCTGCGGCGAAAGTCGGCATCTATCCTGCCTCAATGGGAAGACTGATGCGCGCGAGCATCGACGGAGGGAACGAACCCTTCTCGAAGATGCGCTGCACACCGTTCTCACTGAACGAGACCGTACCGTCCACGCCACGCTTCGAGAACAGGTACACACCCATCTCGATAGCCAGCGACGTGTACGCAGCCTCAAAGTCGTCTACCTTGCGGTAGAACTTGATGGTGTCCGTTGCAGCCGTAGCGGCCATCTCTGCCGCTGCCACCTCGGCGGGTGTGGGGCTTGCGACCCCACACCACACCAAGATAGCATCGGGGATGTCAGAGGCTATGGCTGTGACATCGAAGGCCATG